CTCGACGGCGTGCAGAATGCGTCGCTCAGTGGCACGTTTTATCTCTGGCTCCAGGCGCTCCAGAGTCCCTACTGGCTGCGCACCGATGATTTTCAGCGGCCCGTGCTGCTCTTTAACGTGCGCTGTGCACGGGCGTTGTAAAGGACAAAGCGATGGGGTCCTTATCAGACTATGCCGAAAATGCCTTATTGAACCATATATTTAATACTGCTTATACTAGTGTTGCGACCGTGTATGTGGCGCTCTCGACCGGCACGCTGACCGACACGTCCACGGGTGCGAGCATGAGCGAAGTCACCAATGCCAACGGGTATGCGCGCACGGCCGTGACCTTTGGCGCCGCCGCCACCCGCCGCGTCATTCAGAGCGGCGCCGTGACCTTTCCGCAGGCCTCGGGCGCCTGGGGCACCGTGACGGACTGGGCCATTGTCGATACCAACACGCATGGCGCGGGCAATGTCCTGGCGTATGGCTCGTTTACGGCCTCCTTTGCGCCGGTCACGGGGAATACGCCCACGATTCCCAGCGGTGAACTCCAGGTCCAATTCAACGCCTCATCAGGCGCGGGCTTTGTCGATGTCTGTGTGCACCTGCTCCTGAATCGCATGTTTCGTAACCAGGCGTATACGAAGCCGGCCACGTACATCGGCCTAGCGACGGCGACGATTGCCGATACTGCGGCGACCGAGGCGAACGTGACGGAGGTGAGCACCGCGGCCACCGGGTACAGCCGCAAACTTGTCAATATCAACGGCGGGGCGGCGCCGACCTGGACCAACGCCAGCGGCGGCGCGCTCGATAATGTCGCCGCCATCACGTTTACGACGCCGACGGCGACGTGGGGCACCATTACGAGCTGCTTTATTATCGATAGCGCGAGTGGAGCCGGGAATATTATTGGGTATGATAATGCCTCGATTGTCGATCAAACTGTAAACGCATCTGACACAGTTCAGTTTGATATAGGGGCTTTTGACGTGTCAATGACGTAGGACCCTCGGGCTGTGGTTGTCGCTGCGGTCGTCCTGGTCGCACCGTTGGAGGGCTTGCGCGGACGTCATCGTATCCGGGGGCCCCGCGAGGACGCGCCTGGCTCCCACTCTGGCGCGAGGGCGGGCGTAGTGTAGCACACGCCGCCATGAGAAGGATAGATTGGTGCCACTGACCACCCAGCAGTTGACGCTCCTCAAAGCCGACATTGCCGCGCATCCGGTGTATGGATCCCTGGCGCACACGGGCGAAAACGCCTATACGATTGCGGCTGGCTATAACCAGGTGGCATCGCCCGATTTCTGGGTCTGGCGCACGGCACTGGCGGAACAAGAGGTGTACGAAGCGACCTCCCCTGACGATACCCTGTGGAACTGGGCCACCTACAAGGCGCAAACGGTGCAAGACCGGGATGCCTGGGCGCGCATGTTTAATCCAGGGGTCGTCAATCCGTCGCTGGCGCAAACCCGTGCCGGCTGGCAGGCCATTTTTGGCGGGCAGGGCGCCTCGCAGACCCAGGTCAATTTTCTTCTCGCCCTGGGCCGCGAGAAAGCCTCGCAGGCCGAAAAGCTCCTCATCGTCCCCAGCAGTGGTACGGGCACCACGGCCAGTCCTGCCGTCATGGGCTTTCAGGGCAACCTCACCGGGAGTGATGTGGAACAAGCCTGGGCCATTCCCTAGAGGAGACCGTCATGACGCCTAGTGCCCCAGACGCCCGCGTGCGGCTCGACCTCGATGCGTACTGCTGGACCTGCCAGCACCGGCATCGTCTCGGGCGTACGCTCCAGGACTTTACGGCGGAACTCTGGGAGTGGGAGGTCAAGCACCGGGGGCACGACTTTGAATTTCTTTCCCCTGCTCGGCGCCTACCACCACACTTCGATGACCGGCCCTACCAGCAGACCGGCGAGGCCCCCTGGTGGTTGGCCTTGAAAGAGAACGCCAACGTCAAAATTGCCTACGCGGCCTCGACCCCGCTGACGATTACGCTCGCCTCGCTCGCTACCTCCGCCACCTTTCTGATCGGACGGGAATCGGCGGCCATCGTCAATACCTCGGATCTCTATATTGACGGGCGTATCACTGTGGCCATTACTACCGGCACCTCCGCCCCGACGGTGGATACCGAAATCCGCGTCTATGGCGTGCAGGCCCTGGACGATACCCCGACCTGGCCCGACACCATGACGGGCAGCGATGCCGGGTGCACCGTCACCAATGCCTACATCCTCGATAGTGCCTTCATCCTCCTCGGGGTCACTGCCGTGAGCGCGTCCACGGCCGTGGACTATCCCATCCGGACTTTGACCCTCGCGGAAGCCTTTGGCTTTGTCCCCAAACGCTTCAGTGTTTTCGTGTCGCATAATACCGGCCAGAACCTGCACGCCACTGGCTCGCTGCATAGTCTCGCCTATATCGGGGCCTATCTGACCGCCATCTGAGTCCGAAGGGGGCCGTGCCATGCCGCTGCATCTGCTGGGTCCCCGCAGCCTGGACTATGGCCAGCCCATCGCCTGGGAGGCACCGCTGAACCGTGGGCTCACGGCCTGGTGGTTGCTCCTCCCCAAGCGCGTGGGGGGCCGGCGCCTGGTCGATCTGGCGAAGCGTCTTCCGGCCACTTTGACGGGCATGAGTGCCTCGACCGCCACGAGCGGGTGGGGTGCCTCGACACGTCCGGGCGGGTGGGCCGCGCTGCGCTTTGATGGGACGGACGATCACCTGGCCGTCCCCGGAACGCTGGCCACCTACATTACCCCCACGGCCGCCACGGTCAGTCTCTGGGTCTTGCCGCTGGGAACGGCGCCCTCCATTAGCTCTGTCTATTTTGGGCAAGGCATTGTCGCCGAGAATGCCGGGTATTTTGGCCTCTACCGCACCAGTCTGACCGGGGACGACCGCCTGTGGGCGTTTAACTGGACGGGCTCAGATACCCACATTGGCGTGCCCTATACGGTCGGGGCCTGGACCTATCTCACCCTGACGCATGACAGTAGCACGCTGAGTATCTATAAGAATGGCGTCCTGGGGGGGAGCATCGCCAGTACCGCGACCGGCTCCGTGAGCGGGACCGTGTGGCTCGGGCGTGGCTATAACAATATTTATCTGCCAGGGCAACTCGACGATTGCCGCCTCTACAATCGGGCCTTGAGTGCGAGTGAGGTGCGGCGCCTCTACCGCGACTCCTGCCTCCGCTATCCGCAGGAGTTGCGCTGGCGCGCGCCGCTGCATGTCGTCCCTGTCGGGATATCCGTCCCCGTCGATCCTGACGCCATCGCTACCGGGATTACGGTCCTCTGGAGCGGCAGCGTCGCCAGTATTCCTGCCGGGTGGACACGCGCCACCGCCCTTGATGGCCGCTATCCACGGGGCGCCGCGGCGAGTGCCAATGGGGGTGCCACGGGCGGGAGCGCCACGCATACGCATCCCACGACGACCCATGACCACACCACGGCGCATACCCATACGACGCCCAATACGACGGGGACGGGAGGGACACCCTCAACGCGCGATACGGGCACCACGAACCCGCCTATGGTGCATACGCACGGCTCGAATCCCGCCGCGCCCAACCCCGTGACGACGCTCACGACCGAGGCGCCCAGTACGGATACGGTGAACCATGAGCCGGCGTATGTCGAAACCCTCTTTCTCATGTCCCAGGGTGTGACTCATGGCTTTCCGGCCTCCACCATTGGCCTGTGGGCGGATAGTGCCGGAGCGCCCGCTAACTGGTCCCTGTGTGATGGCGCCGGGGGACGACCGGACTACCGGGGAACGTTTCTCAAAGGGGCACCGGCGGCCGGGGCACCGGGCGGGACGGGCGGCGGCGCCACGACCCATGCGCATACCATTGCCAGTCACAGTCACGGCGGCACGTATAGCCATACGCATCCCGGCGTGACCAGTAGTCAGCGCACGGAAGCCCTCACTACCGGCAGCATCGGCGGGGCCACGGCCAATGTGGCGACGGCCACGCACACACACGCCCTTACCTTCAGTACGCCTGCGCCAGTCGTGACGGCGCAAACGGATAGTACCACCAGCGCCAGTATCCCGGAGCCGCCGTACTGGCTCCTCGCCTATCTCCAAAACGTCAGTGGCGCGCTGCAAAAGACCAGCGGCATTATCGCTCTCTGGCTCGGCACAGTCGCCACGATTCCTACAGATTGGGTATTGTGTGACGGCACGAACAGCACTCCCGACCTGCGCAGCCTCTTTGTCAAAGGTGCCTCTACCGTCGCCGCCATTGGCGGTAGTGGCGGCTCGACCGCGAGCCATGGACACACGGCGACGGGGCATACGCACGCGATTGCCGCGCATGTGCATACGGTGACGGGTGGGGTGGGTGCCTCGGAAGCGCGGACCGTTGGCGCCACCAACGCGCCGCCTGATACGCATACCCATACCTGGCCCAATACAGGTTCGACCGCTCCCACCTCGGGCGCCACCACGCCGACGCTGGACAGCGTGGCGGATATGCTGCCGCCCTATGTCACGGTGCTGTTTCTCCAGTATCAGCCGCCGGCGCCCCCCGGCGCCCATTTTGCCGCGAACCTGGTGGGGACGAGTACGACCCCGACAAGTGCCCGGACCGTGACGCGGCGCCTCAGTGCGGCGGCGCTCGGCAGTAGTACCACCCCTGCAGCGACGGCCACGCTGCTGACTACGCGGCGGCTCACGGCGGCGCTGGCTGGAACCAGTACCACGCCCGTCAGTGCGCGCACGCTGACGCGGCGCCTGACCGGCCAACTCGCCGGGGCCAGCACCACCCCCGTTGCCGCCCGGACGCTCACGCGACGCCTGACGACGACGCTCGCCGGGGCGAGTACCACCCCCGCCGCTGCCCGGCCCACCACGGTCCGGCGCCTCACGGGTGTCCTTCCTGGCAGTAGCGCCACACCTACCAGTGCGCAGACGAGCGTACGCCGTCTCCAGGCCGCGCTGCCTGCGGCCAGTACGACGCCCAGTGCCACGGCTCTTGTGCTCACCCTGCGGCGTCTGACGGCGGTTCTCAGCGGCCAGAGCACGACCCCGGCGAGTGCGCGCACGGTGACACGGCGCCTCGCCGCGGGGCTTCCTGTGACCAGTACGACGTCCACGAGCGCGGTGACGGTCCTGCATCGCTTTGCGGCTGCCCTGCCCGGAGCCAGTACCACCCCACCCGCCCAAGCCTCCGTGACCGCCGTACGCTCTCTCAGCGCCGCGCTCAGTGGCACGAGTACCACGCCCACGACAGCGCGGACGGTGATGCGACGGCTGACGACTGCAGTGCTGGGCGCTAGTACCACGTCCGCCAGCCAGACAACGTTCACGCGCCGCCTCCAGGCAACGCTCAGCGGGGCCAGTACGACTCCCGCCGCGACCGCGACCATGGGCACGCTCCGGCATCTCGTGGCACAGCTCGCGCCCAGCAGTCTCACGCTAGCCAGCGCCCGGACACTCGCGCGACGGCTGACGGCAGCGGTCCTGGGGGCGAGCCAGACGCCCACGGCCACCGCCAGCATGGGTGCCGTGCGCTCCCTCACGGCGACGCTGGCGGCAACGAGTACGACCCCGGCCAGTGCCCGCTCCCTGGCACGGCGCCTGAGTACGAACCTCGCTCTCGCCAGTACGACGCCTGCGGTTGCGCGCACGCTGACCAGACGCCTCAGTACAGTGCTCATTGCCGCGAGCGTCACGCCCCCCGCCACGGCGGCACAGGCCGGGGTGCGTTCCCTCACGGCGAGTCTCCTTGGGGCGAGTACGACGCCCGCCAGTGCGCGGCAGATGGGGCGTCGCCTCACGGCACAAGTTGCCCCGAGTAGTGCCACGCCTGCCACGGTGCTCCGGCAGATCCGGGCGTTGCGGGTGATCGCCGTGGGGACCAGTACCACCCCGGCCGCGATCCTGGCCAAGCGTGTGACCTTCCAGGCGGGTCTCCTCGGGACCAGTACGACGCCGGTGAGTGCCCGGCAACTGGTGCGACGGCTCCAGGCGTTCCTCAGTGGCCCGAGCCAGACGCCCCTTGCCCAGGCCGTGAGCCTCCGGCGTTTGACGGCCTTCCTCGCCGCGGCGAGTCTCACGCCGCCGACGAGTGCGGCCTACGTCCGCTTCCTCCAGGCAACGCTCGCCCTCGCCAGTCAGACGCCGCTCGCGTCCGCCTCTCTACTACGCGATCTGGCCGCAGCTTTCCTCGCCGTGAGTCTCACGCCGCTGAGTACTCAGACGAGCCTGCGGGCGCTCCTCAGTGCGCTCAGCGGGAGTAGTGCGACGCCGAATGCGCGGGCCACGATGCTCGACATGCCCCTGCTCCTCATGGGCACAGGCGCCCTGCTGCAACGGACGGGGCAAGCGACGACCGCCACGTTGACGCGCAGCCAGACGGCAGGCACGCTCATGCGTACCAGCCCCGGTACCAGCCCAACATTGCGGCGCGGGGACGGGCAGGCCGGCACTCTCCGGCGTACCGCGTCCCCGCGCGATCCTGATTTGAGGTGATCTATGCCGACGATTCCCTTGTTGTCCACGACCTTGCTCGAAGCGACGACTGGCCTCCTTACGTTTCTGCTCGTCGATAGTGTGGGCGAAGGCGTGCCGGTGTCCATGCTCACGACCCTGACGCTCACGTACTATGATGTGATTAGCGGCACGATCGTCAATAGCCGTAATGCCCAGAATGTCCTGAATGCCAATGATGTGAGTGTGACGACGGCTGGCTCTCCTGCCGTCACGACCATCGAATGGCAGATTCAACCTGCTGATACGGCGATGGTGGATCCCGAGTTGGCGCTGGAGTACCGCGTCGCGCAATTTCGCTGGACCTGGGATAGCGGGACGCGCCATGACGCCTTTCAGGTCCAGTTTGCGGTGGAAAATATGGCCTTTGTTGTCTGAGATGAGCACTACTAAAAAAGTCGTGTGATTTGTATGGGGGTATGCTAGGCTCACGATATCTTTTGAGAGGCAGTGCTGAGAGGGTGGCCTTCCCCACGTGTGTGGGGATGACCCGATACATGGCTTGACGCTGTGTCTGTACGTGTGCTGTTCCCCACGATGGTGGGGGGAGTGAATCCTACGGTAGTCACTGGTCGCCTGGCATCCTCCAGGTAACACATACCGCCGCAGAGTTTCGAAGCAACCGGTTTGCTTCGTCGCTGTCGGCGGTTTTGTCGTTGCTGGAGGTCACGTCATGGACGATGCCCCCTACCGCTCCGAATCCTGGTCCGGTCTCATCCAATTCCGCTGTCCCGCCTGTGGCTACGATACGCTGCTACAAGCGCGGATGGATGCCCACATTGCGCACTGTGTCCGCTTGCAGGCAGCCATCGCGGCGGGAGAACCCCCATCGCCGTTTCCGCCTCCTGAGCCCGCTCCGGACGACGAACCCGCCCCCGATGACGAGCCCGAACCGGCCCAGCCGACGCCTGCGGGGGCCTAGCACATGCCAACCCTTGCCATAAGCGCATTTGGAATAGCCCTGCGCCTCGGGGACGGTATTCCAGCTGTTTTGAACATTACCGCTGCCACCAACGCCACGCCGATTGTCGTGACCACCGCAGCCGTCCATGGGATTGTCGATGTCTCCAAGGTGACCGTCACCAGCGTTGCCGGGAATACCGGGGCGAATGGAACCTGGATTGCTGAGGCCGTGACGCCCACGACCGCCCGGCTCCGGGGCTCAGTGGGGACCGGGGCCTACACGTCGGGTGGGGTATTCACCCTCGATAGTACGTATGCCACGATTGCGGAAGTGACGGACATCCAGGACGCGGGCATCATGGCGTCGGTGATTAACGTAAGTGCTCACGACGGGATCGGTGGATGGGGCTCGCAAATCCCGACGATGCTTTCCAATAACAGCATGCGGTTAGTCCTCAACCACGTCCCTGAACATGGCACGCACAATGAAGTCACCGGCCTCCTCTATCTCATGGAAAATCGCATTCGTCGTCCGTACCTCCTCGTACTGCCTAATGCGACGAAGACTACATGGTGGATGTCTGGTTGGGTCACGGGTTGGCGCGATCAGGCGCCGGTCGCAGGGGCACTGACGGGGCAAGTCACGTTTGAATTTGATGGAGCGCCTATCTTAGCCTAGGCCCTCTTGTTGTAGGGTTTGGCTGGAGCGAGTGTCAGCAGTAAGGGTTGGACAGGAATGAGAGGCGCCTTCGCATGTTTCTTGGAGTTGCAGGATTGGCAGGCAGGAACCACATTCGCCAGTGTGTGCGCGCCGCCCTTACTGATGGGGGTAAGGTGGTCTTGGGTCAGGCGTTTCATCTTGCGACGGCAATAGACACACCGATGACCGTAGGCACTTTTGATTTCTTCCCACTGTGCGGCGGTCAAGTCGTTGGTAGAGCTCGTAGTCATTGCGGTACGCCGGCGATCGGCTTTGGCCTGTATCCAGTCAGGATGCTCCGCGTACCAGTCGGCATGCTTTTGGCGCAGGGCCATCCGGTGCGCTGCATAATACGCCGCACTTTGGGCATTCATCAAAGCTTTGTTTTGCCGGTAGTGAGCTTTGCCTCGCGCCTGTTTTTCCGCTTTATGCGCCTGTTCATAGGCATGTCGTTTCTCAGGATTCTCGCGTTGCCAGCGTGCGACAGCTGCACGCACCTTCTCAGGATGCTGGGTACGATATCTCAGACTTCCTTGGCGCTTACACAGGATACAGCGCGTAGCTTTGCCATCGCTGGTGTACTTGTCAATACCAAACTCATCGAGGGATTTCAGCAGATCGCATCCACGACAGACTTTGTGCACAGGGGTTTCCATAGGGGCCTCCTCACTGAGGTAAAGGTGAGTACTTGGCTCCCATGCAAGTGAGTACACGAGACTTTTGACGAACGCTAGCAAGGCGTTCACCAAGTACCCTCTCAGTATAGCCGAGGAGGGGCTGAAAAAACAGGGAAAAGCATCATATATGTAGACTATCTTATTATAGGAAAGATTATACTATGCCGACTCAGGCTATAGCGGCCACTGGCTTAGTTGTTACTATGGCGGGAACGCCTATCCCAGAAATAACTAACGTGTCGGAAATCGGGGCACAGTTCAATGTGGTCGATGTGAGCGCGCACGACGGCGGTGATTGGGCTAGCAAAATCCCCACCTTGCTCGACGGTGGCACCATCCGCGTGTCCGCGAACTTTGTCCCCGCCAATGCGCAGCATGTGGCCCTGCGGACCGCGATGATTAACCGCGCCTCGACGGTCTTTACCGTGGTTTTTCCCAATACCGGCGCCACGACCTGGACTTTTAACGCGTTTGTGACGCGCTACCGCGTGCCGTCCGCACCGGTCAATGGCGCGCTGCCCCTGGAATTCGAGCTGACGGTTGATGGGGCAGTGACTTTTTAAACTATCCTCTCGCAGGAAGTGCCATGCATGGGCACGACCATTACGATTGACACCATTCACATTGACCAGGTGGTCATGACGACGCCGGCCGCGCCCAGTCTCCGCTGGCATGTCGGGCCGGTGCAGGCGACAACAGGAGGCAGCATGCCGCTGGATCTGCATATCAGTACGGAAGAGCGCATCCGGTTAGCGATTGAGCCGATGACGCCCGGCGACCAACCCGCCCCGATTGATGGCGAGGCGCAGTGGAGCGTCGAGGGGACATGCACCCTCGACACGATTGATGCGACCTCTGTCTGGGTCAATGCGGGCAGTACCGTCGGGGATAGCGTCGTGACCGTCAGTGCCGATGCCGATATGGGCGACGGGACCGTGACCATTATGGATACGGCCACCGTGCACGTGGCCTCGCCCATGGCGGCCAACCTGGGACTCTCGGCAGGGGAGCCCGAACTGAAGCCGTCAGCCTAGGAGTTGCTATGCCCTCTATTGTCGCCCTCGTGCCCATTGAGCTCGACAAGCCGCGTCAGCTGCTCTTTACACGGGCGGCGGTCAAGAACATTGAGTTGGCCCTCACGCGGATCTGGGGGCGGGACTACACGTTCTTTGAAGGGGTGCGGCGCCTCAGTGAAATGCTCTTGGATAATGACTTAAGTAAACTAAGCTATATTAACATTTCCGTGATGCTGCACCAAGGCTGCCTCCATGAAGACCCGACGTTGACGCTCGCCCAGGTCGAAGAAGCCCTGCCCTACGCGGATCCCACGGGGCTTATTCCCTATGTGGGTCTGATCCTTCAGGCCTGGAGCCATGCGAGCCCGCAGGCCGCCGTGGATGCCGTCACAGCGGAGGCCGTCGACACCGACCCTTTGGCCGGATCGACTGGGGCAAGCTCTGGGCCTTTGAACGGACCTGTCTTGGTGTCAGCGACGGCGAATTCTGGGGCATGACGTTTCTCGAAGGGCACCTGCTGGCTGAGGCGTACTGGCAGCAGCAGACCCGGCAGGTACGACCGATGGCGATGTTGCTGCAAGCGTATTGGAACGTGCACCGGGATACGGATCAGCGCCGCGACCCGTTTACGCTGGACGAGATGTTAGCCGTGCTGGGGTATCCCGAGCCGCCCCCGCCTCCGCCACCGCCTCCACGCCTGGAGGAGATGGAGGCGCGGATCGGGATACTGCATAGCTTGTATACGGCCAATGGGGAGAGGAAGGCTTAAATGGCG